AAGATGAGGCAACAATTGAAACGCTGCAAGATGTAGCGCCAATTATTGAGATGAATAAGACTGATTTATCTCAGTCAGACAACAACGGTTGGAAAGGTGAGTTTCACCATGTTGCTCGAATTCCTCTTTCAATCTATTACAAGCTACAAGCTGAAGGTAAGCTGGATGACGATGCTTACATGAAGCGTTGGCTTAATGACCCTGACAACAGATTCTTTCGCGTGAAAGAAGGACAAGTATAAAAAATGACACAAGAAACCATCAAATACATCGCAGTATGCACACCAGCAAGAGATATGGTCCATTCGAACTACACGTTCTGTCTGGTCAATATGGTGGCGTACCACACACTGAACACACCTGACGCAATTTGCCTGAAGATCAACCAAGGCACATTGATTCAGAATCAACGTGCTGATCTGTGTCTTGAAGCTATGCGCGAAGACTGCACTCATGTGCTTTTCATCGACTCTGACATGACCTTCCCGCAGGACATGGTTGGTCGTTTGCTGGCGCATGACAAAGACATCGTGGCTACCAACTGCGCTCGTAGACGTATGCCTACAGGTCCAACAGCTCGTGGCTTGGATGGTCAACTTGTCTACTCAATGCCTGAGTCAACTGGCTTGGAAGAAGTTGAGTCGATTGGCATGGGCGTGATGCTCATCAGCCGAAAGGTGTTTGAGAATCTGTCAGAGCCTTGGTTTGAAACTCCTTGGCGCACAGACAAACGTGGCTACATTGGCGAAGATATTTTCTTCTGTCGCAAAGCACAGGCTGCTGGCTTTAAAATATACATAGACCACGATGTGTCGAAGGAAATCGGACACATTGGGACATTTGAATTTAGGCACGATCACACTTGGGTGATGCGTGACTTAGATAAAGCACAAAAGGCATCCTAATGGCACTCTCGACATACTCAGAACTGAAGTCTTCAGTTGCAGATTGGTTAAACCGTACAGACCTGACAACAGCGATCGCTGATTTCGTGTCTCTGGCTGAAGCTCAAATGGAGCGTAAGTTGCGTACCCGCCAAATGCTTTCACGAGCAAATGCAACTATCGACACTGAGTATGCCGCAGTGCCAGCAGACTTCTTGGAAGCCAAGTCGTTCAAGCTGTCAACAAACCCTGTCACTGCATTGGGCTTTGAGACAATTGATTCATTGGACAACTTGGCTGCTAAATACTTATCATCTGGCAAGCCAGCTTTCTTCAGCGTTGTTGGTGGACAGTTCCGTTTCTTGCCAGTGCCTGATTCATCCTACACAGGTGAGTTGGCCTACTACGCAAAACTGAGCAAACTGTCTGACAGCAACACCACAAACTGGTTGCTTACTGCTGCTCCTGATGCTTATTTGTACGGCACTTTGATGCAAGCTGCTCCATACCTTCAGGATGATGCGAGAATTGCTACATGGTCAGCTTTGTATTCGTCAGCACTTGAGGAATTGCAGATTGCTGATGACAGGGGCGCTACATCAGGTGGTGCTTTGATTGCTCGTGCGAAGACTTTTGGATAAGGAATAAGAGATGTCATCTTTCACCGATTACACAGAGAATTTGGTTCTCACTTGGTTGTTCACAGGTAGCTCTGCTACTCGTCCAACAGCTTGGTATGTTGGTTTGTTTACAGCAGCCCCATCAGATACTGGTGGCGGTACTGAGGTGACAGGCAATGCTTATGCGCGTGTAGCAACAGGCACTATGAGCATTTCTGGTACTTCACCTACCAACTGCACCAATGCTGCTGCAATTGAGTTTGCTGCGGCTTCTGGTGGCAATTGGGGGACTATCACTCACGTTGCAGTATTTGACGCTTCCACATCAGGCAATATGCTTGGTTGGGCTGCATTGACCACAAGCCGAACCATCAATGATGGCGACATCTTGCGCATCCCTGCTGGCGACTTAGACATCACATTGACTTAAAGGGGTTTCATCATGGCCTTGGTGCTTAAAGATAGGGTCAAAGAAACCACCACAACAACTGGAACTGGTACGCTGACACTTGCTGGTGCAGCTACTGGTTTTCAGTCGTTTTCAGTTATTGGAAACGCAAATACGACCTATTACTCAATTGTTGATTCCTCTGCTGGAGCATGGGAAGTCGGCATTGGAACATACACAGCATCTGGTACTACGCTGTCTCGTGACACTGTATTGGAGTCGAGCAACTCTGGTTCTAAGGTGAATTTTGGAGCTGGCAGCAAAGATGTGTTCTGCACATATGCTGCTGAGAAGGCAGTAACGCTTGACGATGCTCAATTCACAGCCACAGGTACTGGCGCAAACACAATGCCAGTTGGAACAACTGCGCAGCGTCCTGCATCGCCTCAAGCTGGTATGTATCGTCTGAATACAACAACCACCGAGCCTGAGTGGTATGACACGATTAAAAGTGCATGGATTAAATTTAGAGCCGAGCCTGACCGTTCTTTTACTACCGACTTTCTAGTCATTGCTGGTGGTGGTGGAGGCGGGACACCAAACGGTGGTGGCGGTGGTGCTGGTGGTTATAGAACATCTGCTGGCACTTCTGGAGGAGGCGCATCTGCTGAAAGCGCATTAACACTACTGCCATCAACAAGCTACACGGTAACTGTTGGTGCTGGTGGAGCTGCTGGTACGATCGGGTCAAACTCTGTCTTTTCTACTATTACGTCAACTGGTGGCGGCAAAGGTGGCTCTTATGGAGTTGCTGGCGGCGCTGGTGGCTCTGGCGGTGGTTCATATAACGCTACTGCTGTTGGGTCTGGAACAGCAAGCCAAGGTTATGCTGGTGGCACAGCCGCTGGCGGCGCTATCGGTGGTGGCGGTGGCGGCGCAGGACAAGTTGGCGCAAACGGCACAGGTAGTGGTTCAGGCAAAGGTGGCGATGGTGTTTCTTCTAGCATCACAGGCTCTGCTGTAACACGAGCTGGTGGTGGTGGCGGTTTGGGTTCTGGAGATACAGGTGAGGTAGAAGGCGCTGGCGGCGCTGGTGGTGGTGGCAGGGGTGGTGATGCATCATCGGCTGCTGTTGCTGGAACAGCAAACACTGGTGGCGGTGGCGGTGGTCACAACTCAACAATTAGCTCAACATCTGGAACAGGCGGTTCTGGCGTAGTTATTCTTAAGTACCCAGATAATTAAACCATCAGCAACTCTGGTGGTGGCTTGACATTCACGACTGCATCTTCTGGCGGCTATAAGGTCACAACCTTTACTGCTGGAACTGGCAGCATTCAATTCGCTTAAGGCAAAAATATGGCTTACTACGCTTTTCTAGACGAAAACAACGTGGTCACAGAAGTGATTGCTGGAAAGGATGAAGGCAATTTTGATTGGGAGCAGCAGTATGGCTCGTTTCGTGGTCAGGCTTGTAAGCGCACCAGCTTCAACACACACGGTGGGGTTCATTCATTAGGTGGCACTCCATTCCGAAAGAACTACGCAGGAATTGGTTACACCTACGACCAAGAGCGCGATGCGTTTATCCCACCAAAACCATTTGCAAGTTGGCTGCTTAACGATGAGACTTGTTTGTGGAGTGCCCCTGTAGAGATGCCAACTGACGGAAAGATGTATCAGTGGGATGAGTCCACAACATCTTGGATTGAGTCCTAAAGCTAATCATGTTTGGCTTTTCCACCTTTTCTCAGGCTCCGTTTTCTGCAACGGGTAGTGCCGTATATGATGCGGCAACCCAGATTAGTGGTGAAAGCTCTGTATCAGCATCTGCATCAGCACTTCTGAAATGCGCGGCAACTATTGCATCAGAATCCAATCTGCAATGTTTTTCAATCCGCTACGGTGTAGGTGGCGCAACTATTGTTGGCGAGTCTGATCTTGTTGCATCAGTTAACAAGCTGACGAATGGTTCTGCGGTTATTGCATCAGAAAGCTCAATGACATCAGTTGCAAGCCGCTATGCCGTAGGCTCTGCAACTGTTGCATCTGAGAGTGCTGCAAATTGCTATGCTATTCGGTACGGTGTTGGTGGAGCTACTGTTGTCGGTGTCAGTACAGTGGCTGCATCTCCATTGCGATATGCAACTGGTCAAGCTCAACTTGATTCTTCATCTACACTTTCTGCAACATCATCTGTAATCTTGCAGACCCAAATTTCTATTGCTGGTGAAAGTGCTTTTACATCATTAGCAGTTTGCTTATTTCAGTCATCAATAACATTTAGTTGCACTTCAGCAATGTACGCATTTGCTCGCAAGAAGTGGGAAAATGAGTCTGACACAGCAGAAACGTGGAACGCAATTGGCGACACATCTGAGACATGGACAAGCATCACGGACACATCAGAAAGTTGGAGTGCAATCTCTGATACTTCTGAAACATGGACGCAAATTTCAAACACTTCAGAGTCTTGGACTCGGATTCACTAAGGGTAGAAAATGGCAGATACCACCACAACCAACGTATCGTTAACAAAACCAGAAGTCGGCGCATCTGCTGATTCTTGGGGTACAAAGATCAACACTAACTTTGACACGCTTGATTCGTTGTTTACTAGCGGCCCTATCTTGTTGCTGTCTAAAGGCGGTACAGGTGCTTCAACAGCATCTGCTGCTCGTACCAATCTTGGCCTTGTAATTGGCACTGATGTCCAAGCCTATAACTCAAACCTTACTACACTTGCTGGAAAAACATCTCCATCAGGCACTATTGTTGGTACAACAGATACTCAAACATTAACGAATAAAACCCTGACGAGTCCAACTGTTACTAGTCCAACTATTACTGGCGCAACAATTTCAAGCTCAACAATGCAAGGCGGCACTTTAACGTCTGGAACATCTGTATCAGCTTCTGGAACTTATGTTGATTTCACATCCATTCCTTCTTGGGTTAAACGCATCACTGTGATGTTGAATGGCGTAAGTGCAAGTGGCGAGTCAAATTTTCAAATTCAACTTGGTGACTCTGGTGGCATTGAGACAACTGGTTACACAGGTTGTGTAAACCGTGAAATTAACGTACTTAGTTTTTCAAATGGGTTTGTATTGATGTACAACTCGTTGGCATACACAACCAATGTTATTCCTGTTGTATTGACTTTGGTAAACGAAAACAATTGGATGTGTTCTTTTATTAGCGCAAGAAGTGACACTGCTGTTTCTTATGGCGCAGGAGTGAAATCTCTTTCTGATGTTCTCACACAACTTCGCATCACCACTGCAAATGGTACAGACACATTTGATGCTGGCTCAATCAACATCATGTACGAGTAAAACATGACAACAGTTGACGCTACTGACGCACGACTAAACACACATGAAGAAATATGTGCGTTTAGATATGAACAAATCAATGCCAGACTTAAACGCCTTGAGGCAATCATCATCAAGGCATTTGGCATTATGACGGTGGCAATGGCTGGAGTAATCTGGTCAACTATTGCCCCACACATGAAGTGATGTGGATCCAATCAGCCTTCTTATGGCAGCTCAGGCGGCTGTTGCTGCTGTGCGCAAGGGCTGTGAGATGCTCTCAGAGGGCAAGGCTGAAATCAACAAGCTCAAGTCCACTGTCGAAAAAGGCATTGGTGACGCTAAAGCAATTTACAAAGAAGTCACTGGCCTATGGTCGTGGCTTCTTGGTTTGTTTGGAGCCAAAAAGCCAGAGAAGGCAGTACCTGTCTCTGCACCAGCACCAACAGTTGCTGCTCCAGCAAGCCTTGCAAAGAAGACAAAGGTTAAAGAGCCAGAGCTGAGTTATGAGGAATATCAGACGCAAGCAATCCACCAAGTGTGTGAGCAGCTAAAGACATTCTTTGAAATCAGACGAACATTGAGAGCGCATTGTCTTGAGTTGGAAGAAATCAGCAAGACAACGACAACGATTGAAGATAGTGCGATTGACAGGGTTGAGATTGAGCTTCAGTTGGAGAACATGACAACCCAAATCAGGGAAGCAATGGTCTATGCTCCAAAAGAGCTGCGGAACATATACAGTCGTTTCCTTGAGATGTATGACCTGATTCTTGAAGAACAGGAGTTTGACAGGCAACTAAAGCGAAAGCGTGAAAGAGATTCAAAGTGGCAACGA